GCAAGACCTGTAACTTTTTCTTTTACCCACGCAATTGCTTCTTTAAAAATATTTATAATTCCTGTTTTGATTAATCCAAATACACCAATTATTTTATCTTTAAACTTTAAGAAACCAATAATCAATGAACCACCAATTGCAAATGGAGATAATATAATGCCAACAAGAAGCTTCCAGTGTTTTCTTACCCAACCTATTACATCTCCAAGAAAACCAATTATCTTATCTCTCCATTTAATTATTGCAAATACAGTTGCAGCAAATGGAGCTAATAATATAGCAACAAGAAGCTTCCAATTCTTTTTAATCCAATCAAATACTTCTCTAAATATTCTTCCAATAAATCTTATTGTTGGAGCCAAGAAATGGAATTTTCTATCAAGTAATACAATTGCAACAATAATTGCGGCCACAATTGCAATCCATGGATTAGTAATAAATACAAATCTTAATGCTGCCCCAACCAATCTAATTCCAGCAGCTAATCTAGGGAATGTAGCTGTAAGAGCATTCATAATTCCTTGACTTCTAGCGAGAGCAACAAATGCCTTTGAGAATTCTATTAATTTAATTGTTGCATCTTTAAAACCTACAGCAGCTTTAACAGCGCCATCTTTTAGATACATAAATCTTAATCTAATACCTTCTAATCCTGTAATAACTTGTCTAAATAGAGCCTGTGGATTTCTTATTAATAAGAAGAAAGCTCTAAATCCAGCTATTAGACCTTTATTTAGTAAGGTTGTAAGTCTTTGAGTTACAGGGAAAAGTTTATTGGCTGCTTTTTCTGCTACAAGCAATGTTAATGCAAATTTAGCAAAATCACCAACAAGTGGAATATCAAAGAAAGCAACAAGAATTTTTGAAGCTTGACCTAATGCCTTAATAAACAATAAAAGACCTGGAACAACAACTTCAAGCATTAATTGGGCAAATGCTGTAAATTCATCAGATGAGAAAGCTTTAATAAATTGTGGTAAGAATTTTCCAAACACAGCAGAAAGATTTTCAAGACTCTTTCTCATCTCTTCAAAAAATTCGTGAACCTTTTCTGGATTTTCTCTTAGCCAATCCGCCCATTCATTAAGCTTATTTGTAATATTGTCAAGAAGAGTTGCTCCTGAATTAGCTGCTCCACCAATAAGAGCACCCAATACATTTCCTACTGCCTTACCAAATTTAATCCAAGAATCAAGATGTTTCTCTGCTGTTCCAAAGAATTCATCCATCTTCTTTTGATTTCTAGTTGCAACTTCAATTCTTTCTGTAAATCCAACAAATCTATCTATTAATCTATCGAATATAGGGGTTGCTGTTTTTGCAACTCTAATAAATGCTTTAAATAGATTTAGGAATGCTTCTGTAAGTTTTGGAAGATTCTTTGCTGCTTCATTAATAAAGAATTCAAGTGCGTTTCTAAATTCGGGAGTTAAAGCAAAATCTGAAATTGTATCAATAGCTGCCGCTATTGCAGAAGCCAAATTCTTGGCTGCCTTTTGTAATTTGGGATCTTGAAGAAGAACTGTTGCATTATCTACCGCTCTAGAAAATGCTTCATTAATTACACCAAGAATTCCATCTTTCTTTGATGTGCCAACAAATACTTTCTTATAAACAGCCTGAATTCTTTTAAGGGAATTGAATAGTTTTTTCTCTGAAGGAGAAAGATCAGCAAGAGCCTCCTGCAAGTTCTTTTGTTGTGTTGTTTGGAATTTTGTTGCATCTGCCGCCGCCAATCTTGCATCTGCAACTTCCCTTTGAGCAATAGCAACATTATGTAGAGAATCTCTTACTGATCTATTAGCAAGAACAACTTGTCTTTGAGCATCCTCAACGCCCTCAATTGAAGTTTCAAGTTGTTTTTGTGCTCTAATAACAACATCTGAACCTTCAACGCCCTCTTTTCTTGCTTTCTTTGCTTCTTCTCTTGATCTTCTATCTCTAATTATTGCTTGTTCTTTATTGATTTCTGCTCTTTTAACAGCATTTTCAGCTTGCTTCATATTTTCTTGAAGTTCAGCGGCCTTATCTTGAATTGTGTTTAGATTTTGTTGAGCAATTGTTACTTGCTGTTGTGCGGCAGAAATTTCAGCTTGATCCCCTTGTTCTCTAGCAATTCTAAGTCTTTCCTGAGCTTCTCTTAGCGCCGCCCCTGCACCCTCAACATCAACATCTCTTTGTCTTCTTTTCGCCTCTTCTTCTCTTAATTTTCTATGAGCTTCAAGTAGAGAAAGTTCTGCCTCTTCAAGACTTAAAGCAGCTTCTTTTTCATTTAGATTTGCATCAATAATATCTTGAGCGGCTTGTTTTCTTGCTTTCGCAAGTTCTTTTATTGCATCTGCTCTATCTCTAATAGCCTTTTGAAGGGCTTCATTTCTATCTACAAGATTAAATTGTGCGTCCCCAACTCCCTCAGAAGCAGTTTTCAATGTCCATTGTGCGTCAGCAAGTCTTTGTGCCGCCTCTCTTTGACGATCCATTGCTTCTTTAAGATCATTTGCTTGACTTATTCTATTTTTATCTGCAAGTTTAACAGCATCTAAAACAACACCAACTCTTTTGAATGCAGCAGCCAATAATCCAGCGGCAGGAGCAAGTTGTGTAATAGCAGCAGCCAATGCTCCACCTAATGCAGCAGCGGCCAAAGATGCACTAGAAGCCAATGCTACAAGTGCTGCTCCAAGACGTACAACAACATTAAAGAAAAGAGTAATAATACCAGTAATAAAGAGCCATCTAAGATTAACAAATCTATCTACAGATGAAACTGCATCTCCAACAGCCAAACCAAATCTGGTAAATACTCCACCGCTTTTTCCAACTTCATCTGTTACTTCTTTAATGCCTCTTTTACCAAGAGACACACCTCTAAAGAAATCTCCAAATGATCTACCTGCGCTTCTTCCTAATCTTGCTATAGAGGAATCAAGTCTATCTACATCTCTTGACATTCCAGCAAATGCTTGATTGGCAACATCTGCTCTAGAAAGAGTTCTAACTTGTGCTCTTCTTGCCTGGAATTCTCTTGTAAGACTTGCAAAAGCTTCTTTTTCTCTTTCTCTAATAACTTCTTTGATTCCTCTTATTTGTTCTATTTTTTCTGCTTTTGCTCTTCTAAATGCAGATGTTATGGCAAGTCTTTCTTCATCTGTCATATAAACAGATAGAGATTGTCTTCTTATTGCATCTTTTTCTGCTTCAAGTTGAACAATTTGTAATCTTTCAGAAGTTGATTTTTCTCTTAATTCTTCTCTTAAAAATTTTCTTCTTTGATCATGCTCTTGAGAAATTTCTGTTAATCTTCCTTGCTTAAATTTTTCAAAATCTTTAAGAGCTTCATCAATATCTCTACCAAAATCTTTACCAAGAGAAAAACCTGTCCCAAATTCTCTTCTAAATGTTCTAAAATTTTGTAATAATTTTTCAGACTGTTTTAATTGTCTTTCAAATTGTCCCCCTTGACCTCTTGAAGCAAATCCTCCACCAAACAAAGGAAATTCATCTTTGGCAGCTTTAGCTTCATTTCTAAGATTTCTAATAGCTCTTGTGGCATTATTAAATGGTTGAGATAATCTATCTCGACCTTCAAGTATAATGCGAATTATATTGTCTTTATCCACGGCCAAATACCTTTGTTTTTAATTTCATAAATTATGGTCGTGCGGTTACAATAGGATGAATTTAGTTAATCTAAACTCATGGCCGCGAATAGCGGATCTTGGTCTAACTCTTTCTTATATTCTTCGTCAGACTTTATACTACCATTATATATATTATTTATTGCTTCTTGATAACTTTCTTCTATGGTTGTTAATGCTTTTTGTCTAGAATTCTTCTCATCATCATAATTTGTATTGGACCAAAGACCAGAAATCATTGCGTTTTTAGTTAATAAAGCTTCTTCAACTGATTTTCTTTTGAGAAAAGCTATATACAGTGTTTCAAATTTTTTCCAATACCATTCTTTTAACTCTTCAACCGTTTCTGGATGTTCTGCTGAATAAGCTTCTAAGGCTTCGATTGGTCCGATTCGCGGAACTTCTGAGAGATTTTCTCTACCATCGGTAGAACTCTCTCCTTGAAAAAATTTGTTAGAATCTCATAGTTTTGATCAATAAAGGTTTCAAAAATAGCCATACCTTGTTCATCATCAAGTTGTTCTTCAAGAACTTCTTTGATATATTCTCTTTGTCCTTTTGGAACTCTAAGAATTACAACATAAAGATCCAAAAGAATTTCTGGAGCATTTTCAACAATCTTTGAAATTGCATTAATGAATATATCTGCTTCTCCAGCAAGATCTTCTGTAAATGGTTTCCTTGGATCAAATTCTCCAGCGTCAAAAATATCTGTTAAAGAACCACCATCACTTAAAATCTTTTGTACAGCTTTACCCATTACAGAAAAGAATTCAATTTTTCCAAAGAAACTAAGAGGTTTCTGAATAAGAGTTAATTTTTCATCTCCTAAATCTATATCAATTATTTTTTCTTGAACATCTGATTCAAGAGCCTCTATTGATTCTACATCTGTTAGTTGTTTTTTAGTTGCCACGGGGCTTTGCCTCCTTATTTAGTATTTTCTTGATTTTTAAGAAAATATCTTCTATTTTAAATATAAGCCAAGGCTTATTAATGAAATATTCTTTTTCATGAATAAAATTTTCAATAATTCTTGGCTCTTTATATTCTTTATAAAAATTTAAATGTCTATCCATATCTCTATAACTAACTTCTTTATTAAAATTATTAGAGATTCTTTGTAACGCCAAACTTATTTCCATTAAACTATATGAATTAATTATCTCTGAATCTATTAATTTTGTTTCCCCTGGAATAAAAGTTTGTCCATATTTTCTATTATCATATTCACTTATATTTTTAATTTCAATCATTGCCATAGTGTCTATAACTCCTATATTAAAGCATTGATTTGAGCTTGTAGAATTTCTAATCTTACAGGGGTATATGTGTGGTCAATGAATTCAAAAGCTTCTTTAAGATATGGTTGTGGTCTTTGACCTCTAACAAATCTTCGTCTAAATTCTTGACCATCAATTTCAAAAATCATATAAGGTTGTTTTCTTGGTTTTATTAATTTATGTAATGGACCATAAATGCCGGTTCCATCATGAACCCATTTTGCGTGTTTTGGTTGACGAGGAATAGTAAGACTTTCTCTAATAACTAAAGTTCCCTTAGTTGGCGCAAATTCTCCTGTAGATGTTCTTGCTGATTCAAAGCCAATAAATCCTTCATCGCGCTTTACAGGGTGTCTCTTAAGTGCCCCTGTTTCGCCCTGTGGTGCTCTCTCCCGCGCTTCTAGCTCTATTTGATCAGTTATATCATCCACAGTCTCTTTAAGCAAATGAATGGCTATTTTGGGCACTCTACCGAATGCACTAAATAATCTTTCATCATCCTTATAAGTAAACTCTAAATCCATAATAAGTAACCGCTCCAATATCTAAAGGAACGGCTACTAAATTCACCATCTCCCTTAGATTTAACTTTTGTTTTTTCTTTGGGATTGCGCCATTTTGTACGCAATATAAAATTATTATTAAACTTGATTGAAAATAACCTGAGTTCTAAGATATACATCTGCAACAGATGTATCAGCAAGCGCTCTGAATCTAACAGGAATTGTTTGCTGTTCACCTGTCTTATTGTAAGCAAGTGAAGATTCCTGTGGAGCTTTAGAAACTAGGCGGAATACATGCGCTCTTAGCTTGTTATCTGCTTTTCTGAATAGAACTGCAAGTCTTCGTTTAATATAAATTGTTGGCTCACCAACGCCCATAGCTTCTTCGGTGCCTGTTGTAATTATAGAACCAGCCTCCCACGCTACTTGCATTCTCTGAAGAGAAGCTTCGGCAAGTGCTGTAGTTACTGCCTGCTCATAAGATACAGGTCTAGTATCAATAGCTGTAAGAATCTGATCTACATCGAACTCTTCCTCAGTGTTGTTATGAGTAATGGTAATACCAGTTTTTGTTGCTCCTAAATCATTCCAACCTGTTACTGCTGCATAAGTTGTCAAGTTGATTATATCGGAAATAGTTGTCGGAAAGGCAATTGTTGTACCTGCCCACATAAGACGCGCAGCGCCTCTAATAAAGGTATTATCATTGATATTTGTTACGAAGAATTCAGACATTAGGGTACACCTCCCTTCTATGCACGTTAGTTACCTAAATAAATACTACCTGTCATTGGTTTCATTTAACTGTTGTCTTTTGCACAAATTAATCTACAAAGTTTACGTATTTTGTTACATCATATTCCAAAGCTCCACCTTGCCAATAAAATTTTGTGTTTTGTCCTCTTTCAACAGTTCTTACGAACAAATCACCAATTGTTATTCTTGGAGCAGGAAGATATGTTATTAAATTATCTAATGTTCTATTATCCAATATTGTTAAGTGGGCTGCGTCTAAAGTTTTTTGAATTCTAGTATTTACTAATCTTTCGTGGTTTAACCTAGATTCAATATCCTCTGAATCGAATGATCCCGATTTAACCATTATTTCTATTGCCAGTCTATCTGTATACAATTCTCCAGTGTCATCATCTGAATTTCTTGGATTACCTATATAACAAATTGTACAAACATTTGGATACTTATTTATTGGAGCATCTATTAAAGATGGAATTGTTCCAGGATAAAAATTTTCTGAATCAATTAATTCTACATTCCATTCTGGATTTCCAAGTCCCAAAATATCATATAAACTTTCATCTTCAGTTTGCCATGTTGCCTCCAAAGACTGTATTTTGTCATTTAGATTTTCATATAATGTAGTTAGAGCCTTTCTTTGAATGGCTTCTAGTAATAGTCTTCCAGTTGCTTCCATTATTCACCATATGTCCAAGCTAATAATTGACTAGGATTAGCTGGAAGAAATTCTTCTGGCCATTCCATAGGAT